ATGATTTGCAATTTTTAAAAAACATTCGCCAATATAATCTGTGACAGGAGGCTTTGTTCTGTTTTCTTTTTTAGCTAATTTACAAAGTTTTTTATACTCTATCATTGCAGCTAAAAAATCTTTATTACTTACATAATGTTCTTTTATTTCTTTTTTCATAATTTAAATATACTACAAATAGTGTATTTTGTCAACTAATTGCATAAATTTTTGGTTTTAATATTTTTACATCGCTTGACAAATAAAATGTTTTGTGTATAATTGAGCTTGTAGCGAATGCTAGAGACCAGAGCTCCAGACTAGTGAAGTATTTTTTTACTATCTCTAAAACTATCCCAAATTTCATTATATTTGTCATTATCTTCTTTTGTCAATTTTTCAATTTTATCACTTTTTTGTTCATCAATAATTTCGTATTTTGATGACACCTGCATATAACTTTTAGCCATTTCATCTGTGGCATTTGTTATAGTTAATATTTTATCTTTTGGTATACTTACAATTGTGTCGTGGGTATATGCGGCCCACTTAATTAATGCTATATAATCTCTCAAGCCTTTTGGTGTAAGTTGAGATATATATTTTATTTGTAATGGCTTTTCAAGTCTTAACAATGGTGATTTTTCAGGTAACTGTTCTTTAGCAAATCTACATACAACGTCATCACCATTAATAAGTTTAATTACTCTTATTGTTGTTTCTAGTGTTTGGTTGTCTTGTTGCATTAGTTAAATCTACGTTATGTATTTCGTAATTAAAGTTTTCACTCGTGTATATATTTATTCTTTCTCTAAAGTGTGTTAGAGTATAATTTTCTTTACCATTATAAGATAAATCATCAGATATATCGTATAAAGTAGCGGCCGAATTATTATCTTTTAATCTTAAACCACGGCCAATAGATTGTAAGTTTCTTATACGTGATTTACTTGGACTTGCAAAAACAATATTATGTAAATTACGTATATTAATACCTGTGCTAAAAGTACCATAACTTGCAATAATAATTGCGTTGTCAGACTTTTCAGTAATAAATCTAATCTTTTCTCTTTCTTCGGCCTCTACGCCACCAAAAACAAAAAATACTTTTTTATCTTCAGCCTTTTGTTCAATTAAATTTTTTAATATCATACCGTGTTTTTCAACATATTGAAATAAACATAATGTATTACCTTGTAATGATAAACATAAATTACGTATATATTTGTTTCGTTTTTCATTTGATACTATAAAATCCATTTCTTCTTGGTATGTTTTATCTTTTAAAAAATGTTTAGATGTATCATCATGTTGCAATATTAAACAAAATATTTTTAAATCGGCCAGTTGTTTTCGTTCTTGTAATTCAGATGTTGATACAACTTTATTTACAACACCAAATAAACCTTCTAAAACAAGTTTATGTGTTTTTGTACCATCTAAAGTGCCTGTAAGACCTACACGATATTTACAATCTTCTAACTTTGTCATTATTTTACTTAAAGAAACGGCCTTAAATAAATGTGCTTCATCACCTAATACCATACCAACTGATTTAAACCACTTTTTTGGCATATTATATACTGATTGCCACGTTGAAATAATTACATTTTTAGTTGTTTCTTTTGAATGTCCTTCATATATTCTATGCACATTTTTATTTGAATTCCAACCATAGTCATTAAAATCTTTATATAATTGTTCTACTAATGATGTAGTTGGTACAATAATTAATACTTTATTATTTGTTTTTTCTTTTATACGTAATTGAAAAAATCTTACAAGTAAATAAACTATTAACGATTTACCTGAAGCTGTAGGCGATACTAATAAACAACGATTTTTTTTAATTGCGTGTGTAAAGGCTTCTAATTGATAGTCTCTTAATTCAAGTGGTATTTTTAAAGCATTAATAAAACCATTTACTGCTTTGTCATCTATATCAGTATCTTTTATTTTTGTACCATCTACAATTTGTATTTTGTTTTCATTACACCAGTTTAAAATATAAGGATATAAACCTGCATAAATTTGGCCGGTTGCATAAGAAAATAAACGAATTTTTCCGTCCCACACTCTATTTCTAAACTGTGGCATAAACTTAAAGCCAGGTACTTCAAATGTAAAATGTTCTGATAATTCTCTACGTATAGAATCGTCTGCTTCTATTTTAAGATAGACTTCGTTTTTTTTATCTATGATGATATATTTTGTGGCCGTCATTACACAGCACCGCTTGTAAACCTACGCCATTCAATTGCATTTTTAATTGTATATGTTCGATTAACAATAACTCGTAATGTTCTATCTAAAAAATCTACCACTGTGTTTAAATAAATTACTTTTTGAGATAACTTTTGTATATCTTCATCTGCTTCTAAATATTTTTCTATATCTGTTTTTAATATTTTTAAATCAAAAGGTTTTATTTTATAAACACTAGGGTCTGATTTACCTGTGTAATATTCCCACTTATCTCTTTTTAATGTTCTTAATTCGTCTTCTGTTCGTGTTAACAACAATTTAAATTTAGTATAATGTTTCATATACTTGTTATGTAATTGTGGTGTTTTTAAAGACTCTAAATCTAATTCTGTGTCGTTTATTTTTAAATCTTTATCGGCTTCTATTTGTAATTGTTCTAAATCCATTATAATAATATATCACAAGTTTATAAAAAAATCAAGTATTACGTAAGTGTTACAACAGTATTTTGGTTATTTACGCCTGCAAATTTGTAAATTTTATATTTAAAAACCACATCAGCTTGTAAATAAGTAATATCTGTGGCTTGTTGATTGTATGATAATCCGCCTAATGATACTGGAAACACATCTTCAAAACGTATCTCAACCGCTGGTCTATTCTTATTTGATAATATGGTAAGGGTTGCGTCGGAGTACACGGATCCTGCGTCAGGAACTTGATACCTTTGAACACCTAACTCATTACTTACTCTTGCCTTACTTGTTGGGAATCTATCTATATTTTGTTGTAATAGATTTTGATATTCACCATAATCAGACGGAAAGCCAAGGCCTGTTAACCAACCATGTATTTCTCTATAATTAATTAAGTTTTCATCAACTAAAAAGGTCATTGTAAGGTCAGCGTAAGTTAATTTTTCACCTGGTAAAGGTATATCTTTTAATGGTGTTTGTTGTAAAACTGAACCTAATGTAATACCAGGCACATTTACGGCCGTGCAAAAGTATTCAACTTTTGGTAACTTTGTAATGTTAAATTTAAATTGAGTAGGACTAGCATAGTCCAATTTAGTAGGTTGACGATCTAATATTGTTTCAGCCATATAATATATTTATAAAAAAAAAGGGAGAGTTTTTTAGGCTCTCCCTTTTAATATATCTGTAAAAACAGATTACAAATTACATCAAGTTAACTACTTGAACTCTTCTGTAATATCTGTTTGAGTTAGCAGAACCAGCACCGTTGATAATCGCTGTTGCTGTAGCAGCACCTGCTTCAGCAAATGGATTAGCTTGGATACCGTATCTTGTTTTAAATCCAATTTTTGGTTGGAAATTATCTTGGCCAACTGCTCTCACCATTTGAAGTGGAACGTATGGACAATAGAAGATACCTGAGTCATACTGACTTGATCCTTTGTAACCAACTACGTAGTATTGTTTTGCAGCTTGGTTAGCAGAATATGGGTCAATATAAACTTTATATCTGCCGTTTAGTACACCTGCAAATGTATTGCCTGTGTCATCTACGTTAAGATTATTATTCAAAGCTGGAGTATAATCTAACACGCCTGCCATTTGAAGAGCAGAAGCAACATCACTTGAAGTGATTAGGATATTACCTTTTCCTCTTCTTGTTCTGATTGCTATTGCGTTAGCGTCTCTCTCTATTTGGAACATTAGACCTTTGAATCTTTCAACAGACCATCTTCCGTTTGAGTCTGTATCTAAATCAAAGATACCTGATGTAGTGGTTCCTACAGAAGCACCTGCTTCAGCATTTGTATAGATTGTTCTTACGACTTCTCTATTAATCTCAGCAAGGATTTCAGATGATAGAATATTTGCTAATTCTGTTTCTGCATCCAAACCGTGAATTGCTTTAAGGTCTTGTGCAAGTTCCATTGTGTATTCAGCTTTTAATGCTCTGGATCTAGCAGTTACAGTTGACTTCTCAATTGAGAATGCCATTTCTGCAAAACTATTTCCTGAAGCGTCGCCTAGTGACTCAGCAGCTGCTGTTGTCATACCTGTACCTGTTGTGAAAGTACCTGGTGAAGCGTCGTTTAATAAAGCTGGGTTAGTTCCTGAATCAGTAGCAGATGAAAAACCACCTACTGATGATCCTGCTTTGTTTCTGCCTGAAAAATCAGTATCAGCAGCGTCAAATAGAGCTTCTGCACCACCACCTTGTGTGTTGAATTTTGCTCTCATTGCGAAAATAAGTCCTGTTGGACCTGTCATTGGTTGTACGCCACAGATATCGTATGCGATAAGATTAGGCATTGCTCTTCGTACTAACGAAATTAGGATTGGATCCCAATTTTGAATGTTAGTAGCGTCAGTGCTGTTCAATGGAGCAGCTTCTGCCATGAATGCTCTATCTTCTCTCAATGCTCTCTCTTGGTTTTCCAAGATAACAGCTGTGACCGCCTTTTTATAGTTATCCGTTACTTTAGGGAGTTCCGGATGGTCTAAAACAGGCGCCCACTTTTTAACTAGTTGCTCAGATAAGTACATATCTTTATTTTTCTCCCTTATTTACCAATTTTTATTTGGTTTTTTGTTTTTGTGATAGCGGCTGAGTAAGCGCTCATAGCATTGGATAAATCTACATTTGTTGTAGACTCATCTTCAGATACGCTATCAATTTCATTTTTAGATGAAATTTCTTTTTTAGCAAAGTATGACTCTTTAATTGTCTCTACTTTTTTCTTAAACTCATCAGAATTAGAATATTCAACTTCTTCAGCTAATTTGTTAAACTTTTCTTTATTAGTGTCTGTTAAATCAGAACCTACTTCGTCAACTATGTCTTGCTTTGTAAGTTTACCAATTTCAGAATTTAGTTTAACATTAGATTCAATTTGCTCATTTAATTTCTTTTTGAGCTCTTCGATTTGCGAAGCTTGATCTTCTAATACGTCATATTTTTCGTCTGGTACGTTTATGTAATGATCTTCAAATAATTTTTTCAGACCACTGATAAAGTCCTCAGCGATTTCGCCTTTGATACCTCGTTCAATAGCAATTTCGTTTTGTTTCATCCATTCTTCTACAACGTAGTTTAGATATGAATCAACTTTTTCAACGAGTTGTGCTTTTGCTGTATCAATTTCTTCTTTGAGTTTTTTAGAATACATTGCTTCCATTTTTTCTTTTGCGTGTTTAACTTTTGATTTAACAGCAGCTTCAAAAATGGTTTTAGCTTTTGCTTTAAATTCTTCTGTTAGTTTGTCGTCACCAATTAAAGCTTTAACATCATCCGATAGGTCAATGTCTTCTTCTTCTTTTGGTTCTTCTTTTTTAATTTCTTCTACTTTTAATGTTTGGCCTGGCGTATCAATCTTTGTTACACCTGCTTCTGTGTCTGGTTTCTTTGCAACATCCACATCAGCTGCTTTTGCATTTTGAGCATCAGAAACTTTTTTTACGTTTTTTGAAGCGTCAGGTTTGCTGTCTGTTGGTTTTACAACTGCTGTGCCTAAATCTTCAGCTTCATTTTTTAGCTTTGAAGGCTCAGCTGCTACAGCATTTTTTACAGGAGCGTCAGCTTGTTCAGCAACCACTTCCTTCTTTGCTTCTATGATTTGTTCTGTAGCCATTGAGAAATCTCCTTTGTTTTTAATTGCAATTAAAATATCTCTCTTAATACAAGATATTTATAATTCTAGTTATTTCTATTATAATTTACTTAAAAAATCTTCGAAAATCTTTGCTTTTTTCTCAGCTAATTCGTTCTTTTTAGTCTTTATAAGCTCTAGTTTCCAAGAAGCCACGTCTTGTTCTACTAGTATTCCGTTGTTCCAAACCCATTCTTTGCCTTCCATAATGCCTTCTACAAAGGCGTCTGGTGCTGATGGGTCAGCAACTATGTCAGCGGCCGTTGCAAGATAAAAGTCATTACCTACATAATGGCCACCATTTTTTTGTTCTAATGAACCCATACCACGTGATGATACACCAAGTTTTGCACCCTCATCAATTAGATTTTTTACAATTTTTCCGTATGGTGTTTCTAATATTTTAGCTTCGCCTATAAAGTTTTTGCCCTCTGGATAAAGTTTCTTTATCATATGTGATACTCTTTCCAGATTTACGACAGGTCCTTCTGGATGACCTAGTTCGCCAAATGCTCTATTTTTATTGATAAATTCTGCGTTATATCTTTTTACTTCTTTTGCAAGAACGCTATTAGGATAAATTCTACCGTTTCTATTTCGTAT